GCTTCTTTCCAGAAAGATGAGTAAAGATCATCACTCATCTTCTCTTGAAGATTTCTAAGAGACTTACCATTCCAGAGTTGTTCGTTAATTTTAGATAACTCATTTGCTATTACAGTAGCTGAACTAAGTGTAGCTTTAGCAGCTTCTTTAGTATAAGCAGTCTGAGCATCAATAAAATTGTTGAGCCCTTCTGCAATAGTAGAGTTAGTTACTAGAGACTTAACGAAAACTTTCTTTGTACTTTGAACTGTGTCTATGAATGTATTAATCTCATCCATTTTTAGTACCCTCATTTATAATGACTAGCTCATCTACATTATACGGCCACATTATCGTTTACCGTATTGATTAGGGAAGAACAAATCAGTTATAGCGCTGATATAATAGAAATATGCATCATACATGAGCTGCCTCCCTAGCTATTCTGTAAATTTCTGATCTATGGATACCAAGGTCACAAAGTTCTCTATCAGTAAGTACTTCTAGTTCGCGAACAGTGTTTCGTATTCTCGCTTGGCGATCTAGCCAGCGAGTTACTTTTTCTACTAGAAATGTCATTTTATTTTGCCTTTTCGATACTCTGTTTTGGATCTGAAGAATCAGTAATGTCGATCTTCTTTGGCTTCTTAGCATCTGGAATGATATTTTCAAGCCAGATCTTAAGCATGCCGTTAATAAGTTCAGCATTCTTGATTTCAATAGTATCGGCAAGGTTAAACTTACGAGTAAAAGAACGATCAGCAATACCCTTATAAAGGTAAGTGTTGTTAATTCCTTCTTCTACTAAATCACCTACTTGAGTACTTCCTGTAATAGAAAGTGTTCCGTTCTGGAACTCAAGATCAAGGTTATGCTTTCCGAAACCAGCCACTGCTAGTTCGATAACATACTTATTATCATCTACCTTAACAATATTATAAGGTGGATAATTTGGAATAACTTTAGATAGATTAGTTTGTGCTTCTTCGAACTTCTTTAAAATTGGCTCATAACCAACGAAAAACTTATCAAATGGAACGTGATCGAAGAGTTTAGGTAAAAGTGAAGTATTCATATAGTCCTCCTATTAAGCAAGGTTAAAATATAGACCCATAAGGCGTCTACATAAATATATATAATGCATATCTTTAAAAAATGCAATAGATAAACTTATTTTTTATGAGATTATAAGAAATTATGGGTAATTACGTATCAAATTCCAACAGTAAAAAACTTATGAAAGAGAAAGCAGCTCAAGAAGAAGCTATTTTAAGACAACTTGAAGCTGATAGTTTGAAAGAATTACTTATGAGCGGTCTTATCATGATAGCTACGTTAGCTGCTGTAAGTTTAGGTGTGATACTTGTGATTGGATTCTAAATGGATTTCTTTGTAAAATTACTATCTGATGTTGGATTTCCTATTGCAGCTGCAGGAGCTGCTGGTTTCTTTGTTTTTAAGATGATGAAGTTCATACTGGGTACTGTTGTTACTTCAATAAAGGGTCTTATGGGAATCATATCAGGTCTTGATGCGAGAGTACGAGTTATTAATAATGAAATAGTAAAAACTGATAAATTGTTATCTCAAATAATCGACGTACCAACAGATCCTGATATAAGTTCAAGATCTAACGATATGAGGACTCTAGTAAGAGATGACGAAGGCGGAGAGAGACAAGACGAACTTCGTAATTGAGGAAAAAGTATATTATTTTACAGGTGTGAGATATTTCTGCGTATACAATAAAAACAAAACAAAATTAATTCTGCTTACTAGATCTCTTAAAGAGGTAAGCGATTTTATAGGTGAGAAATATGGACATTGGGGAATTAATAGGTAAGTATGGATTTCCTATCGTAGCCGCTGGCGGGATGGGATATTTTATTTACTTCATATGGCAGTGGACGACTGAAGAAGTTAGTCCAGTTTTAAAAGAAGCAAATACTGTTCTTATTGGTTTGATTGATAGGGTAAGAAGACTTGATAATGATCTTATTCGATTGAATCAAAAGCTAAGAATGACTGTTATCTTAAAACAAAAACCTACCTATAAAGTAGATATTAAAAAGTTAGATGATGACAATTCTAAATCAGCAGTAAAGAGAAGAGACTAACAAATAACACTAAACGTTAGCATGTCCATATAGATCATAGAGCCATAGTTATACCACAATAACAGAGATAATATAAACAAGATAATAAAAAGTATATAAATCTTATTTACTAGTTGCTCTGTATACTCCATCCCAGTCCTTTGGAAGTTTTGCTTTTCTTAGTTCTGCTATACGCTCTTCCATCATCTTATAGTATTCTCTAAGTTCACCTTTAAACGCATTTTCTAAAGTCTTAATAAACTCTAACGCATAATCCCAATCTTGTTTGCGATAAGCTTTAATAAAGTCTTTATGAGTTTGTAGATAGAATTTATCTACACCTGTTCCGTTAACTATAGTGAAGATCTTTACTCCTTTAGTATTTCCTTTAACGGCAAGACAATCTAGTTCTACAAGAGGATAAACATCTTCTACTAACTCAGCTGTTCGTTCTCCTATTATCATTTTTACATGATATGGTTTTGATTGACCTTCTAAACGTGAAGCTAGATTTACTGAGTCACCAAGGCATGTATAATCAAAACGCTGAGAACTACCCATGTTCCCAACAACAACGGAGCCAGTATTAATACCGAGCCCCATGCCGAAAGGTGGTACGCCTTCAAGTGCGATTTCGTCGTTGAATCTGGCCAGATCATTTAACATCTCCAATGCTGTTTTAACTGCACGTCTAGCATGATCTTTATCATCTAATGGTGCATTCCAAAATGCCATTTGTGCATCACCAATATACTTGTCAAGCGTTCCATTATTGTCAAGTATTTTCTGAGTCATCGCTGTCATATAGCGATTCATTATTTTAGTAAGCCCTTGAACATCAGATCCATAGTGCTCACTAATAGTAGTAAAGCCGCGAACATCAGTAAACATGATTGAGAGCTCACGAGTCTCTCCTCCTAGTTGTAGTAGCTCTGGATTTTTCTGTAACTTCTCAACCATTGCTGGTGATAGATACGTACCAAATTGCTTCTTTATTTGTAACTTCTGTAAGTACTCAGATATCATTTTCTGAGCGACAATCATAAAGTAAATAAAAGAACCTGCTAATAGTATATAAGATGAATCCCAAAGCTGGTTATAGTTAGTAAACAAATAGCTTTGAGCATAACCTATTGCAGGGAATAATATAATATAAACTGGTACTGTCCAGAGTACTGGTAGTTTAGTAACAACCAAAATTATAAGAAGACCTAGTAATGCAAATGCTAATAGTTCTACTGTAGGTGCAATTGCAATACGTTCTGGCGTTGTTCCTGCAAACACTGATAGTAATGCTTGTGCTTGTAGATCTTGTACAAATTGTTCACCATGAGGGGTAGCAACTACTGTAGATATACCTGATGCTGTTACACCAAGTATTACTAACTTACCTTCTACATCTTTTTGTTCGACGTCTAAAAAGTCAATATGCTTAAACTTAGAAGAAGGATCAATCCAGATACGACCGTTAGAGTCAGTATTAATTGTTTCAAACTGAGGGATTCGTACAGCTTCAATTCCTGCATCACCGGTTTTAATTTGAAATGATGGATCATCTGTTAACGTTCTTATTATTTCTAGTGGAAGGGAAGGGTATAATTGATCACCAATTCTCACTACCATAGGCATTCTACGAACTACACCATCTATTTCTGGTGTTGAAGCTATTGTTCCAACACCAGCAGCATTATCAGCAAACTGCTTTAACGGAGCAACAGCACCAGGCCAGCTATAGGTATAGGGGAGAGGGTCAGCACCAATGGCAGAAAATCCTCTCCTAACAGCGTCAGGTCTTTTGGTTTGGTTGGTAGGAACTTGAGCAAGTACGATACCGCCTGATCCCACAGATTTTGCAAATTCATCATCGTGTCCACTCCTATCGGGTTCAGAAAATAGAATAGGGAATACTATGACACCAGCTTGATAATGACGCAAACGTTCAATCATATCAGCAAACTCTTTACGATCGATAGGCCACTGACCCAGCTTTTCTAGAGTTTTATCTGATACATCTATAATAACAATATCATCGTTAGTAGTTACTTCCTTACTTCTTAAAGTTAAATCGATAGATTTAAGTTCTAATACTTTTAACGGATAAGGATTAAAAACTTTTAGTGTTACTAAGAATACTAAAACAAGTAAAGAAATAATAAAATTTTTCATTGAGTCTGATTCACTATCAACGGGTATGGGTTACAAGAAGAAATACCACAATACTGTTGAATAGAAAAACTTTGTGGTAAAGGGCTATTTTGTGTTACTGATATATTATAGTTGTTAAAAGGACCATACAATTCAATATTAGCGTTATGGCTACCTCCGCCTTTTTGATCAATTGCAACAGCGCTATTATTTAGGTTTGTTGCTAGAAAATTAAGCGAAGGATTTCCTACTTGAGTAGCATTTACTGTATTGTTATTACCTGAAAGATTCAAGATAGCATTTCCAGCTAAACTAGGAGAAGCTAATAATAATGAAAGAGCTGTAAGTATTTTTTTCATAATGTTCAATCCATTTCTGTTATTTATTATAGAGATTGCTTTATGTTAATAGTTGTATTACCAGCGCTATTTACTATTTGTTTAATTGATATATTGTCTTGAGTGATGTTTACTGTAAGAGAAGATGTAGTAGGGACGTTTACTTCAGCATAATGGTTTACGTTCTCTCTATACAATACTACATTATCTTTATCGTCAACAAAATATTTTAAACCAGCAGCTTTATTATATCTAAGATAATTAGGAAGCATCCCGCTAAATTCTTCTAACTCATTTTGAAGAAACTGAGATGTAGTAACATCAAGAAGGTTATCTAAAAAATTATTTTCTAGAAAATTAATATCGAGTCTAGAAAATACTAGAAAGTTTTTATCTAACCCATCATACTTTAGATAATCAACGTTAAGAAAGTCTTGATCTAAAAAATTTCTAGTTCTAGTTATCTCTTCTCTTATCTCTTGTATTTGTCTAGGAGGTGTAACAATAAGTATGTTATTAATTTGTGCTTCTGTTAAATCTAAGATGGTTGGTCTATTAGGGAGTCTATTTCCAACTTCAACAAAGGTTGATTGAAATGGTTTATCTAAAAGAACTGAACCAGCGAGAGTAGAAACTAATATTTGACCGGTTACACAATCTTTATTAATATCTTTCCAGCCTGCAGGGCAAGAAGGCAGAAGAATAATAGTACTTCTTCCTAAT